CGCACGCCAGCAACGAGCGGCAATAAATATCACTATAAAAACTGGGCGAAAGAGGTCCCCGGTGTTGGAGATGCGCGGGTCATTCCCCTCTGGAACGGCGACAACACAGTGAAGGTGGTCATCATCGACAGTGACAGGAAGCCGGCCAGTCAATCCATCGTGGACGCTGTGCAAGAGCACATTGATCCGGGCATTACCGGAGACGGAAGCGGTGCAGCCCCTCTTGGTGCGTTTTGCACCGTGGTAAGCGCGACCGGGGTTAGCATCGACGTTTCTGTTACGATCATGCTCTCCCCTGGATACACCCTCCAGCAAGCTGCAAATAACATTCAAGTGAAGCTGACGCAATACCTGAAAGATATTGCCTTTATTGAGCCAGATGAGATGTCGTTTGTAAGCTATGCAAGGATTGGAGGAGAGATCCTGGACAGCGAAGGTGTTGCCGATTACAGTAATCTGCTCGTCAATGGAGGCACGGCAAACATACCGATTGGCAGAGAAGAAGTAGCAGTGCTTGGGACGGTGACGGTAGATGGCTGATAAGATGATCAATAGATTGGCACCCTTTATGCGCCGGTCCGAGGTGTTTAAGTCCTTCTTTGATTCCGTCGAACCGGCGTTTGCCAGCAGAGAAGAAGCCATATCAGACTTGGAGGCCCAGATGTCAGTGACAACCGCAACCTGGGCTTTGCCTTTATATGAAAAGGAATATGAGATCAAACCAGATCCATCCAAGTCATTGGAGGAACGCAGGGCGGCCGTTATCGCGAAGATGCGCGCAACAGGTAAGTTCACTGCCGAAATGGCGCTCGCCATTGTGAGGGCTTTCACCGATCAAGTGCGGCGGGTAACCTTTACGGGCAGGATCAGGATCCATTTTGACGGGCTCACCAATCTAAACCTTATTGCTGTCGCGGCTGCGCTGGAGGACGTCAAACCGGCGCATATCGATGTGGAGTATGATCTGGGGAATAGCTGCGCTCTGGTGATAACAGATAAGGTGACTGTCAGCCAACGTCGGTACCATAAGGTGTCTGAGTTCCGGGTCGGCATGAAGCCGATTAAGTATCAGACTGAGGTGATCGTATGATTGATAACGCATATTTGGCCCGCGCCGCCGAAGACCTGAAAAACCGAATCGGATCCCTCGTCGTGAATAATCAAACCGTTCCGATTCAAAACGTTACCCGGAACGGCAGGACAATCATCGTAGAAACATTGAGCCAGCAGGGGATCACGGAAGTGACATCCATTAGGCTGTACGACGAGAAAGGGAACTTGATCACTGAGCGGATGCCCAGCATTACTGTTGCAGATCAGCAGCGACTGGCCTTCCGATTTGAATTTGAAGTGAAAGGCGGGAGCGCATAATGCCATATGATCCAAAACTGGACTGGAAACCTGACGACGACGTCACGGAAGCCGACATTAATCGATGGGAAAAGGGGATCGCGGACGCTCACGTGCAGTTGGCTGCGCTGTCTGCGGACGTATCAAACCTGAAAATCCGGATGAATACGCTGGAGTCGATTTTGCCGGAGAACTTCCTCTACAACAAGTTCGACGACGATTTAGCGACAGTCGATTCGATCATTGTGATTCGTGGATATTTCAACGAGGCTCAAACGCGCTTGGAGGTGTAATCCATGAACTGGATACCTTCGGATAACGGCCATTTACGAAAGGAAGGGGGAGGAACATGTCTGTAATTACATTAACAAAATCGAATACGAAAGCATACGACACTTCGATATCAAAAGCTTCACCCTCGTCAAACTTTGCTACGGCAACTGCCGGTTCAATTGGGCGGTCTGTCGCTGTTGGTGACATTTGCAGATACCAACTTTTTTTTGACCTTGGCCTTATCCCAAATGATGTCATTATCAACAGTGCAATATTGAGAATGAAACAATCGAGTGGGCTAGATGTTAGAACGCTCGATATACATCCTTTGAAGGCTTTTTGGAGTGAAACAGGACCAACTTGGTACAGTCCAACACCATACGATGGCGGCAGGAAAGTATCTACTACTGTCCCAACCGGCAGTAATATCGATGTTGATTTTGATGTTACGGCACTGATCCAAGATATGGTTAACGGTGTTTACCCGAATTACGGGTTCTTGATAAAAGATTCTGACGAGCCAAGCGGAACGTACGCACACAACTTTTATCAACTGGATCATGCAATAGATTCTTACCGACCCACCCTCACCATCGACTACACAATTCCATCAACAGGGAAAAAGCAGGTTGAGTATGTTGGGAAATCGTCAAGCGCGTCGTCGGGAACAGCGAAGGTATTGTCGGTTCCTGCGGGAGCGCAGGCTGGGGACTTGCTAATCGCCCAAATACAGTTGGTAGGCACTGCCGCGATCACTCCGCCAAGCGGTTGGACGGTTTTCTACGATTCAACTGCTTCTTTTGGCGACAGAGTGTTTATAGCATACAAGTACATGAATGCCGGTGATACAAATTATGCTTTCACGCATCCAGATGCTAGTGGGCAAGCGGCACTGTACGCTTTCCGGAATGTAAAAACAGCTGATAAAGTAACTTCCCACGCCAGAAGTTTTTCAGGCGCTAATGCTCAGCCAATGGCAATAACAGCAGGGGAAATTGGCTTTACAAAGGGCTTGCTAGTCCTTTTCAACCATGCGGAACACGACACGCAGACGCTAGCGATAACCCCGCCATTAAGTCACATCGAGACCTATGACAACCACTATGTCGGAAAGGTTATAGAAAGTTCATACCGCTATTTGCACGATAAACAAACATTGACAAGTTCAGAGATGAACAGCGTCGTGAACAATGCGGCAAACGGTGTATCTCTTTTAATGGTACTGGAGCCACTCTCCAACAATGCGCCAACGCTCACGCTCACGTCACCTACGGATAATCAAACATTGACGGAAGGTAATGCGCTGCCGGTGGCGGGCGAGGCCAGCGACGCAGACGCAAACAACAACGTGGTCGTCAAGTGTCAAATTAACAATGGCCCAATACGAAATATTGGATCAGGCGTATCCGACGGGGTAACGCCTATTTCTTTTGCCCGCACGCTGACCTACCACAACAAAAGGATGTGGGACGGCGCGACGGACGTGGCTGGAGCTGATCTGGCCGAAGACGTCGATCACATCCTCAAGGTATGGGCAGAAGACGACCAAGGTGGAAAGAGCGCGGAAGTCACGCGCAAATTCCGCGTCATCTGGAATCGGCCGCCGGTGATCAGTGGGGCCAACGAAGACTTGGGTAAGATCATGGAGCCCCCGAGCAAAACCTATAGTGTCACTGATCCGGAGGGCAACCCTTTCACCATCACCGAAAAGATCGACGGAAAGGCAATCCGGTCATTTGAAGGCGTACCTGGTCGGGAGGAGACCATAACGATCCCACATGACATGTGGATCAGATTGGACCTGGATACACCACATGAATTGACGATCGAGGCAACGGATAACAATGGGTTGACATCGACCAGGACGTTTACGTTCATCAGGGAAGAGACGCACATCGAATTCATGCTGAATTTTGATAACCCGGACATCGAAGCACATTTTACCTTAGACGGGATGCCAAAACGCGTGCTTGTCACACTGGATAGGTACCTGCCTCCAGGATCGCAGATCGAGTTTGTGAGAGTGACAAACAACGCTATGGACGAAACACCGACTTGGGAGGATATGACCGCAGCAGTAAACGCTGGCCGTGGTTATCTCTTCACCAACCAGCAAAAAACCGCCGCAAACTGGCGCATCAATATCTGGGTGCGTATCGCCAAAGGCACAGCGACAGAGCGGGTGAGATTGGACGGATTTGGGGGTGCGTTTGATTGAGTTTCAAAACACAAAACGTGGAGAAAATTTCAGTCATTCGTCAAAAGGAGCAGGAAGACCCGGTATTAACCATGGGGCAGGAACTCGCCATGCTGAAGCTGGAAAATATTGAAAAAGACGCGATGATTCAAACCCTTGGGCACCAGTTGGCATTAGTCAAGCTGGAACTGATCCAAATGAAAGGAGGTGGTGTATGATGGCATTCTGGAACCTGGCGTACAAATACAAGTGGGTCACGATTGAACAGTTGCGCTTGGCTGTTCGGACTGAATCCAATCCATACGGGGAGATCACGCCGGAGGAGTTCAAGCAAATCACCGGCCAGGATTTCTGAGCGCCTTTCCCAATGCGGACAGGCGTTTTTCATGGGGAGCAGTGGCTCCCCTTTTTTGCTTCTAGACTGAAAACCCGTCCCTGGCCGAGCAGGGCTTTGATTTTGTCATGGGGGGCGAGGAGGATGAAGAACATTGCGCTTTGTACAAAGACTTGAACTGGAGAACATTGCAACCCAAGCAAACGCCCTCGCAGCGACGTTGGGGGCGGTGACAGCACCTGTGTTCCATTACTTTTATGGCACGGGCCGGACTGACATTATCGTGGTGCTTTTGCTTTGCATTGTACTGGATTGGATAACCGGCATCCAGGCAGCCAAGAAAAAAGACAAAACGTACTCGTCGGAATATGGCCTGAATCGCATTCCGCGTACCTTGTTTCTGCTGGCCCTGCCGGCGTTGGGCAACTTGCTCGACCGCGTTATGGGCACGCCTGGCTTTCTCTTTTACGGCGTCACGTTCGGCCTTATCTATCACACCTGGAACAGCCTGACGGCCAACGCAACACGAGCCGGCTGGCCGGTGCCAAAGGCAGTCGCCAAACTGGTGGAGTCCGAGATCAGAGCCAAGACGGAACGGGCCATGAGACAAAAGGAGGGTAAGTGAGATGAAGAGAGTGATTCTGATCGACCCCGGTCATGGCGCCGAAACAGCCGGTAAACGCTCCCCGGACGGCACGCTGCGAGAGTATGAATTCAATCGAAATGTC